GTCCGGCTTGAACGGGCTGAACTCATGCATCTTCATGCCGTCTTCAAGGATCGGCGTGCCGCCCTCGCGACCGCCGCCGCGCTTGTACTCGTCCCACGACGTCTTGAACCGGTTGTACGCGTCGTCGGACCAGTCGCCTGCTTCCTTCGGACGCTCGATCACCGCTGGCACGCGCGGCCCGTTCTGAGCGACCTGACGACGCCAGACGCCCATCTCGTCGAGCTCGGCCAGGATCGACGACAGTGTGGTCAGCCGCGGTGCCCCGCGGTCGAGCTGGCTCGGCATCGCGGACGGCGCGACGTCGAACAGCACCTGGTCGAGCGACAGCGACGTCTCAGCCTTGTCGCCGAACACGACGACCGCGACGGGCTCGCCTGCCTTGGTCTCGATCGCGATGCGGTTCGCGGGCAACCGGCGCAAGATCGGCTGCGCGGCGTCGTCGACCGTGATGAGCGACGCCCAGCGGTCCCAGACCGCCATGTCCAGCACGTGCTGCTCCAAGTAGCGCGACCAGCCGCGGCCCGGCACGGGTGTGCGCAGCATGCGCGCGACGGGCGTGTCAGTGATCCGCTGCCGGTCGGTGTCGTTAACGCGCTTGTAGAGGTGGAACGGGATCGCGCTCACCTTGCGGGCGATGTACCCCGTCACGATGCGCACCGCCGCCTGGCTCTGCCACAGCTCAGCCGGGTCGCCGACGTCGCCCGGCCAGTCGAACAGCGGCACGCTCATCGTCAGCGCGCCGGCCTTCTCGTGGCTCAGGCTCAGGATGTCCCCGTCGCGCGGCTGGTAGGCCATGTCACACCACCTGGACCCAGACGACGAGCGCGATGGGAATGATGACGGAGCCCGACAGGTCGCCGCCGCGCGGGTCGATCAGAGTCGCGTCGCGCAGCACGAGCACGTCACCGCGCACGCTGGTCAACGTCCCCGAGAACGCTCGCTCACTGCCCTCGGCGATGTTGATGATGACCTTGCGACCCAGGTAGCGCTTCAGCGTGCGCACGTCAGACGACCCGCAGGTCAGCCGACTCATACGCGGACGCGTGCGGTGTGTTCGCTGTCATGGCCTCGCTCATCGCGTTCACGAGTGCCGCCCAGCCGTCGATCTTGTCGACGGCGCGCGCACGATCTGGCTTCACGTTGCCCGCTGGGTCGGTCGAGACAGCGAGGTTGTCCGTCATCCAGCGCATCACCGGGTTGCCGCCGTGCCGCAGCATCGGACGCTCCGGTGTGCCTTGCAGCAGCGTGCGTTGCAGCTCCTTCAGCGGTGCGCTCATCGAGCCGTAGCCCTGGCCGACCTTGACCATCAGCGCACCGTCGTCTTGCAGGTCGATCGAGAGCTGTGAAGCGTTCCAGCGGTCGAACCCGATCGACTGCACCGCGAACCGCTCACGATCCGCGTTGATCGTCGCTCGTACGTACGCGTAGTCCGTGACGTTCCCCGGCGTCGTGCGCAGCCAGCCTTCACGCACCCAGACGCTCGCCATGCCCGCCGTGCGGTCGTCGAGCTTGCTCATCGCGTCTTCGGGAACCCAGAACCGCCAGAGCGCTTCATAGCCGGGCTCGTGCTCTCGCGGGAACAGCCAGCACAGCGCGGTCATGTCGCTCACGCTCGCGAGGTCGAGCCCGCCGAAGCAGCGACGACCGTCCAGCGTGTGTTCGTCGAGCATCCCCGCGTTGACGTCCCACGCGGCGAGCGTGATGTAGCGCTGGTCCTGCTTCGTGCGGATGCCCAGGTGCAGCCGCAGGAACTCAGCCAGGTCGGCCGGGCTGTTCTGCGCTTTCTTCGACTCGGCGGCGAGGTACGCCCGCGACGGCGAGACGCCGTAGCCAGGGTTCGCGCTCTTCCACGTCTCTTCGGCGAACGGGTCGGCCAGCGGGTCGGCTGCGAACACGACGCCGTAGACGTTTTCGTCCTTGATCGAGCGGCGCGCCAGCCGCTCGACGTAGTCCCGCTTGCGGTCGTAGATCGTGTTGCGCTTGCCGCTGTCGGCGGTCGTGATGATGACCGCCAGCGGCTGCGTGCGTGAGCCGCGACCGGTCTCTAGCGTCGTCACGAGATCCGGCGTCTTGTGCACGTGCAGCTCATCGACGATCGAACAGTGGATGTTCGCGCCGTGCTGCGCGTCGGCGACGGACGAGATCACTTCGATGTAGGAGCCTGAGCGCGGGTGCACGACCTTGTGCTGGTAGGCGCGCACGTTGCGACGCAGCGCCGGCGAGTGCTCGGCAAGCGTCTTGATCGGGTTGAAGACGAACTTCGCCTGATCGCGGGTCGTCGCCGCGGTGACGACCTGCGCACCCGCCTCGCCGTCAGCGCAGCACATATAGATCGCGATGGCGCTCGACAGCAGTGACTTGCCGTTCTTGCGCGGCACGTCCACGTACAGGTCGCGGATCACGCGCACCCAGCGGCCCTCGGCGTCGCGACGCACCCAGCCGAACGTCGGCGCGATGATGTACGCGACCTGCCACGGGTCCGGGTTGAACGCAGTGCCCGCCCACTTCCCGGCGACGTGCTGCAACGCGCGAAACGCCTTCAGCACCCGGTCAACGCGCGCCGGGTCGAAGCGAGCACCCGCGACGACGCGCGGCTCAGGCGTCTTCACCCTCGGCGGCGTGCTCGGCAGCGGGATGCCGCGTTCGCGCATGTACCAGGCGACCTCGGCGCTGATCCTCAGACGTTCGAGCTCAGCGCGTGTCGGCTCACTGGAACGGATCTTCGTCGTCATCGACGTCGATCCCTGCGCCGATCTTGCTCTCAGCAGCGGGCGTCAGCCCGTACTCAGCGCACCACGCGCGGAACTCCTTGCCGGCGGACTCTTCGACGCGCACCCACGGCGCGACGACGGTCCCCTGGCTGTTCTGTGCCAGCGAGCCGAGACGTCGGCGCATGACCACCGCGTGCTTCCAGCGCGCGTAGGTCTCGCAGGCCATCTCCAGCGAGGCGGCGTCGAGCGGCTTCAGCAGCTCCAAGCGGCCCATCTGCTCGACGATCAGGTTCCACAGCCACGACGCGTCGCCTTCGAGGTCAAACGGCTTCTCTGGCGGCAGACGCACATAGCTCGGCGTCTTCGGGATCAGCCGTCCGCCGCTGTCGCGCTCGTGCCCCTCGCTGTCGATGCTGCCGCGCAGCACGCGCAGAGCTGGCGGCGGTGCCTTGCGGCCGATGTTGGCTGCGCCCATGACGTGCTCCTCTCGTGATCGAGCGGCGAGCAGGGTCCGCACCTGCCCCACGCGTCTGGAAGACGCGCTGGCCCTCTAGGCCGTCGCCGCGGGCGGGTACGGCAGCGCGAGGCTGCGCACCCTTCGTGACGTCGCTCGATCGAGCGGCATCAGGTAGCGGTGCTTCGCCGGCACGGGCACCAGATCGGCGTTCCGGTCGACGTGCTCGCGTATCCACGGCAGCGACTGACGCCAGTGCCGGGCGTGCAGCGAACGCATGTGCATCTGCTGACCGTGGATCAGGAACTCTGGCGTGGCACCCGACTCGCCGACGTAGAGCCAGTTCCCCGCCTGGTAGATGCCGCCGTGATGACCGTGCGCCGGGTCGGCGTACGAGACGACGAGACGCAGACCGGGGTTCGAGCGTTTCAGCAGCCGCAGCGACTCAGCGACGATCTGCGAGACCGGCGCGGCGTGCTCACGCAGTGCGACGCGCACGAGCTCGCAGACCTGCTCGACGGGCAGCCCATAGCCGGAGCCCAGGTGATTGTTCGCGCCGCGGCCGTAGAGCACAGCGCCGATGAAGCGTTCACGCTCCCAGACACCATGATGGACGAGACGACCGACCGGCATCGTCTTCGAGTAGTGCCAGTGCTCGACGGCGTACACCGCGGCGTCCCGCTTGCACGCGGCGACGCGCAGGCTCGTCGTCGTCTCGACGCTCATCGCCAGACGCTGACTCGCGGCAGAGCGAACGTGCGTGGTGCGACGCGACGACCCAGCGACCAGTACACGACGAACCGGCCGACGAAGTGGATCGGGCGAAGCGCGATGTAGTGCGGCGGGTCGAGCAGGACAGCCAGGTCGCGCTGCTGCTGGTCGCTCAGGTCGTCGGGCCGCAGCTTCACGCGCTCGCGCTCTCGTCGGGCTCGTCGCGTCGCTCACGCGCCTCGCGGGCAACGTCTTTCGTCGACTTCAGCTCGCCGTCGTCGTCGATCATGCTGAACGTCTTCGGCGTGAAGATGAACTTGCAGTTCGGGCACTCGCAGACGCTGAGCCGGTCGAGACGCGCATCGTCGTCGTCAGCGGGCGCGAAGTCGGGCAGTTCGCCGCGCAGGGTGGCGACCTGCTCATCGGTCCAGCCGGTGCCGCGCAGGTCGGGCAGCAGCGCCAGCAGCTCGGCAAGCGCCGCTTCGTCGTACTGCGCGAGGTCGTTCGAGCGGTTGTCAACGGTCACGATCTTCGCTGCGTCGTCGTCGTCGACGTCGACCATGAAGGCGTCGATCTCGGTCCAGCCGAGCTCGCGCGCGGCGAGCAGGGTGTGGTTGCCGGCAAGCACCTCGAACGGGCGGCCGGTCATCGTGCCTTCGTTGACGACGATCGGGCGGTACTGGCCCAGCTCGCTCAGTGACTCTGCGATCACGTCGACGCGACCGCGACGTGGGTTCGCGTAGAACACGTGCAGATCAGCGACCCGCAGCAGCATCGCGACGCCTCTCGCGCAGGTTCGGAAAGGGGGAGTCCAGGAACTGAGGCAGCATGTGCGCGATGCGTCGAGTCGGGAGCCCTCGCGGCGTGACGGTCTGTCCTGACCGCCCCCTCCCCTTCGACGTTTCCTGAGCGGACGTCAGGCACATACACAACGTCTGCTTGCGATCGTTCGTGTGCTCGTTGCTCATCACGTTTCGTTCAACGTCTTCATCAACGCTCACTCAACGTGCTGATCTACTGCTCAACGTTCGTCGACGCTCATCGCTGCTGCGTCGACGCTCATGCGCTACTTGATCTGCTGCTCTCAGTGAAGCTGCTGCGATCGTTGCTCGATCTGCTGTGCACGACGAGCGCGTGCACGTCGAGCGCCTTCGATGCGCTCCCGCTTGCTCTTGTCTGCGTGACACGGTGCGCACAGCCCTTGCAGGTTGGCTCGATCTGCTCTGCTTCCACCCCATGCGACCGGCACGATGTGATCAGCAACCTCTGAGGGTGCAGCTCGACAGTGCGCACAGGTGGGCTGGTCCCGTAGAACACGGCGAGACAGTTGCTGCCATGCGTGCCGGCTCATGCCGTAACGCTCGTCCTTGGCTGCTCGTCCCACCCACGTGGGCTGGTGGGCCTCGCAGTGCGAGTGGTTGACGGCGAGCTGGGGGCAGCCCGCTGTCGTGCACCGG